TCCATTTCCTAATCCATTTCCTAATCCATTTCCTAATCCATTTCCTAATCCATTTCCTAATCCATTTCCTAATCCATTTCCTAATCCATTTCCTAATCCATTTCCTAATCCATTTGGATATTGATCAGACATGTTATTTTTATTATGATTATCATATACTTCCGCTATATCTTCTTTATTTGAATATTGTCTAAAATATGATACACTTTCATCATCTGTTTCATCGTTATTTTTTGATAATTTTTTTGGTACTGAAATATTATCTATTTGTTTTGATTTTACTAATTTTGTTGAATTATTTGACTTATTTGAATCTGATGAAGACGATTTATCATCAGATTTATGTAAAGATTTATTATCAGTTTTATGTAAAGATTTATCATCAGATTTATGTAAAGATTTATCATCAGATTTATGTAAAGATTTATTATCATTTTTATCATCTGTTTTATCATCAGTTTTATGTAAAGATTTATCATCAGTTTTATGTAAAGATTTATTATCAGTTTTATGTAAAGATTTATTATCAGATTTTGTTATGTTATTTGTATCTTTTATACTATCTTTAATAGATTCTGACATAATTGTTGCTCTTTTTTCAGAATCTTTAATTGCTTGTTCGGTTTTATTAAGTAAAATTTTGTTAGTAATGTTATCAATTGGAGATATATTTTGTTTAGAAAGTTCTTTAAGTGTTTTAAAATTATCTGATGTAGCATGTATTGATGATGATTTTGGCATATCAATTTTAATATTAAACAAATTATTATTTTGATTTGTTTGATTTGATAATAATTGATTTGTTTGATTTGCATTAATTGATTTATTTACATGTGTTTGTGATTTTGTAGAACTATCGTGTTTTTTTACAAGTTGAAAGACCTCTTCATTATTAATTGGATCTTTATTTAACATATTACGAAGATTATTGTAATCAGAATCCGGTATAGAATTATCAAAATCATCTGTTTGTGCTTCAAATGTATTACCCAAATAATTTTGTAAAACTAAATTCATTGGTAGTAATTTTCTAATAGATTGTTCGATACTTTTTTTTATAACATCTGTCGATTCGCGTTGATTTTTTTTTAATTCAAACGAATTATATTTATGATAGAACAAATATGGATTCTGAAAAATATTTCTTGCTACTTCCATATACGAATTATGAATAAATTTTTGAGTAGTAATATCATGTTTAATACGTAAATTATCTTTTTTTTCGGGAGGTGTATTTGTTAAAATCATAATATTGGATTTAATAACGGCTTTGATTAAATCCTCAACTATTTCTCCTTTGTGAGATATTTTAACTATACGATTTGTTTCTTGTTCAATTAAATGATCATTCCATGATGGAATTTTTCTTAACAAATTTTGGAATAATCTTAATTCTTCACCATCAGAAGAATTACTTTTTGCATCTTCATAAATTGATGATATACCTTCATATATTAGAGGGGCTAATGCATTAATTAAATGAATAGTATATTCTTTTTTTGTTTCAACTAGATATAGATAATAACTCATTGTCTAATATATTTTATATATACATTTTATTCAAAAAACTTATATATATTTAAACTCAATATTATGAATTTTTTATTAAAAATTCATAATATTATTATATTATAATCTTATAATAAGATTTTTTTACGTTGAATAATCATACTAATATATGGTTTATAAAGTTTTATAATAACTATCTAACCCATTATCGTCGTGTATTTGAGTAGTATGTCCTTGTATTTCATTAAAATGTTCATTATTAGATTCATAATTATTTGATTCATAATTATTAGATTCATTAAAATATTCATTGGAAGATTCATTAAAATGTTCATTATTAGATTCATTAAAATGTTCATTATTAGATTCATTAAAATATTCATTTGAAAAATTTTTACTAAGTTGTGTATAATCAAATCCTCCACTAGCAATTGTTACAGGATTCCATGTCGATTGATTTGCAGGACATCTAACAGCATTATTAAGTGTTTCATAAACATCATTAAAACTAGTAAAATCTTCATTACTATATGATTTAGATTTTTTGTCTAGTTTTGCAGAGCTAGTTGAACTAGTAGATCTATATTTTTTGTCTAGTTTTGCAGAGCTAGTTGAACTAGTAGATCTAGATTTTCTTAAATCAGCTTTATTTGTAGTTTTTCGTGATTTATTAATAGTTTTAATAATATTATCTATGTTAATATCAGCTGCTTTAACTTTAGTTTTTGAATGTTTATGTTTTTTACAATTACACAAATGAGGAGCATTATAATGAATAAAATAGGCCGTATTTGGAGAATTTATACGAACATTATTTGGAGAATTTACACGGAAATTTTTAGATGAATTCCTATGTTGTTTGTTTTGTTTATTTCGTCTATTATGTCTACTCATTTTATTTAATGATATACTGTGAGATAATGTTCGAGATGATGTTTGAGATGGTGATCGAGATGATGTTTGAGATGGTGATCGTGATCGAGATGATGAGTATAAATTATTTAAACTATTGTTTCTAGAAATAGAAATTGATCTTAATCTAGATAATGGATTTGAATTTGATAATGATCTTGATCTTAATCTATATAATGGATTTGAATTTGATAATGATCTTGATCTTAATCTATATAATGGATTTGAATTTGATAATGATCTTGATCTTGATCTTGATCTTGATCTTGATCTTGATCTTGATCTTGATCTTGATCTTGATCTTGAGTATGATTTGATTCTATTATAATATTCAGATGAAGTAAATATAATATAAATAATTACAACAATAACTAAACCAATCCATAAAGTGTATTTATTCGAATTAGCTTTTTCTAGAGAATAAAATGACATTCTTAAATATAATTAATAGTCAGAAATTTTTTCTAACTATTAATTAATTTTTAATATTTACAAAAAATATTAAAATACATAAATTTTTAATCATCATATGGTGAATCATTACTATTTGATATACTTCTACTTATACTTCTACTTATACTTCTACGAATTACTGAATTTTGTGTATTAATTATATGATTTTTAAATCGATTATTGAAGATACTAAAAATTAATAAAATACTCAAACATATTATAATTATTTGTTCCCATGTAAAAGTACTAGTTTTATTATTAATATATTTTGATGATGAAGTGAACATATCGTTTGCGCTAGATGTAGCACTCATACTTAAATTGGTAAAATTATTTGACATTATTAATATATATTTAAGTATAATATTATTTTTGTTAAGGTAATTATAATTTTATTATATTTATTTTTTCAGACAATTTATTTTTTCAGACAATTTATTTTTCCAGATAATTTATTTTCTATTAACTGATACACCTTTTGTTGATGTACCCAATGGATTCGACATTAAACGTTCTGTTGGAGATAATACATTACCACTTATATTTGAATTCATTAATGCTTGATTCATTAATGATTGATTAATTGCATCATTATCAAATGATATAATATTATTATCTATCGGCATTGAAAATTGTTTTACTAGTTCTTTTTCTGATTCAATTGATCTATATCTATCTGTTCTACTATCAAATCTACTCGAAAATTTCCCAGATGTATATTTAGGTTTAGATTTACCAGTTAATTCAGTTGTTTGTCCTAATACATTAACAGATCTTGGAACTTGATCTTCCATTATTTTAAATGCACTCTTTCTATTATCTTGTTCAAATAAACCATTACCCATTGGTAAATCCTTGACATAACCTCTATTCCCCAACACTTTTTTGGATTCATTGGTTAAACAAACACATCCTGTATTTATAACTCCATTATTACATGTTAAATTTGATCTAAAATATTTTTTACCAATTAAACGAGGATCTACTTTTGATTTTTCAGTAAGATTAATTGGAACTGGCCATTGTGTTGCGCAACAATTTTTAGAACAAACACCAAGATTATAAGATTTAGGATATGTTTTGATATTTTTTGAATTAGTATATTTAGGAATTGTATATTTAAGTTTTATTTTAGTATCTTTTTTTGCATCTGTTTTATCTTGTATAATTGTTTTCTTTTTTTGATCAAAATATTCGAAACGATTATATTTAAACCCATTAATTATTGCCATTGCACAAAAAAACATTATCAATATCATCCAAAATGTTTGGCACTGTTTATTTGGGATTTTTACTAATTCATATGGCATTATTTATATATTATCTTAATTAGATAATTAATTCTTTTTTCCAATGATAATTTTTTATATTATTCAATTATAAATTTGAATGCGATACTTTTATAATAATTATTTAGAATACAATATGAATTTAAACGGGGTTATTTATGATGTAAATGAAATTATTAATAAAGAAAGTTCTCTGAAAAAATTAGAAGATAATAATCCAAGATTAATCTTAAGTGAAAAAACTAAAATAATCAAAGTAGATAAAAAAAAAGAATTATTTGATAAAATACACAAAATAATTAATATCATCGTAAAAACCATTGATATATATAGCGGAATTACACATATTGTTCCAATTGTTTACGTTATTTCATTAGTTTCTTATTATTTATTTACACTATATTTGGATTCAATAAAATCTGAAGAATATAAAATAGTCTCAAAAATGATATTTGAACAATTATTTTATCTTCTTCCGGAATTATTAAAAATGAATTTTTTTTATGAAGCAATTAAATTTGAAATTGTTGAAAAAAATAATAATTTTGATTCAGATGAAGATAAAAAACATATTCATAAAATTCTTAATAATAAAAAAAAACATCTAAATAAAGCAATATATGCAATTTATGAAATATTATATAAAATATTTTATATTCCTTTGGATTATATAGATCCTTCAACATTTGACGAAGATAAAAAAAAAGAATTAATATCTATAATTGATAAATATTTTGATTTTGATAAACCACTTTATAAATATGAAAATAATATATTAAAACCTAATAATATAGATAATATATTTAAATTCAGATTTAGTACTATTATGTGTAGAGATTTTTATATTGATAAATATAATATAACAAATTTAACAAATATAACAAATTTAACAAATATAACAAATTCAACAAATTCAACAAATTCAACAAATATAACAAATTCAACAAATATAGATGATTTGATTATTGGAATAATTTATGGTCAATATACAAAATTAAAACAAGTAACAAAATCCAAAAATTTATTTTTTAAAAGAATAAATAAAATATTTGAAATGATAAAAGGTGATGAAGAATATTCAAATATAATCAGAGATTTTACTTTATTTATGTCATTATATACAACAGCACTAACAAAATATCTTGGTCATTATGTTCATTTTTTTAGAGAAAATAGTGATATTTTTATTAAAAATTTATTTAATAAAGTTAAAGAATTACAAGATGTTTTATTAAATAATGAAACAAATGATTTATTAAATTTAATAAAACATAATTAACATATTAAACTTATTCCTTATGATTCTTTATGATTTTTTGTAACACATAAATATAAACATTAATTAAGTAAAAAATAAAAAATATATCAAATATAATTAAATGAGTAAACATTTAATTATATTAATAGCAATTACTATAATTTGCCATTTATATGCAATGAAATTTGTTTGGACTAATGGAACAAAGTATTATAATAATAAATTAATGCATGTATATGATATTATTCATTCTAATTTTAAAGATTATACAAAATATAATTATACTAAAAATTGGTATTTATTAGTTTTTATAATACCAATCATACTTAATTTATCTAAATTAAATTATTCAATTATTAATGAATATATTTTAGGATTATGTTTAATTATATTCATTCGTAGTTTAATGATCATTTGTACCATTTTACCTAGACAGCGAAATTGCAAAGTTACCAAACTAAAAATATTTAATAAAACTATTGGTGGAACATGTTATGATAAAATGTTTTCTGGTCATTTTGCATTTGGTTTATTTACTACACTCATCTTATTTAATAATAATATAATTGATCCAATTTTAAGAAATAAATTATTATTTCTTTTATTTAATGCTATACATTTTATTATTATTGGTATAACTAGATCACATTATACAATAGATTTAGTTGTTTCGATATTTATAACATTATTTGTATTTATTTTAATCAAGGATAAATATATAAGAGATGATAATTTATTTGCATTTGTTGATAAGATTTAAATTGGTAAATATAAATTTTTTAATATCCATTTACCTGTCATTGTATCTTTGGATCTATGTTTTATTATTATTTTTAGTTGATCATCTAAATATTTATTAACCATTGAATTAAACATTTTTAAAAATTCATCGTTCGCTGCAATATTTGAATAATAAAAATCTTCATCAAATGTATCACCATATTTTTTTAATGCTTTTTCCTGGATAAAATTATTTTCCTCTTCCATTTTTTTAAATATTTCATCTTCTATTTCAGAATCATATCTAATTTTTTTTATGGAGAAATTTCTTGGATATATAATATAATATCCTTCTGGAGCTACTACAATAGAACCAACTGTCTTACCCATATTAAAATGATCTATAAAATGAAATATATCTGAAATAGATGGAAATTCATATACAATACCATCTTTTGCTCTAGCACCAGGATATGGTGTTGGTGGATGTGTATGAAAAAAATATTCATATTCATATGTATCAGATAAATTATGTGGTAATAATATTTCCTTATCATCAGCATCTTCTCTAGTTGTTTTCGCACTAACAATAATTCTATCAATCGATGATTCATTTAAACCAAGATGACCAGAATGTTCAGAAAATCTGACATTTTTAGAACGATCTAAATATTTTTTAGAATATCCACCATCATTTAAAAGTGCATCTAATAATAGTAATTGATTACGTTTTACCTTAATATATTTTTTTTTATTAGATTTTAATACTAATTTTCCAACAATATTTGGCATTATATTTTTAATAGAGATATTTAATTTGTATGGATATATTTATGGATGGATATATTTATGGATATATTTATTTAAAATTTCGTGTATATATAATATAACAAAATGAAAAAAACAAAAATTATTTATATATCCATTTATTTTATTTTTATTTTTAATGTTATCTATGGTTATAATCAAAAGAAAAGCAATATTTTAAAAGTATTACACTTGATAGGTCCAAATAAATATAATAACAATTTTAGACCTATCAAATGTAACAATGATAATGATATTTACAAAATTATAACTACATATAATAATACAATAAATGATACAAATACATTATTCATAAAAAAAGCACAAAATATCACAAGTATATTACTAGATAGAGTAGAAAATGTCACAAGTATGTTGCAGTATACTAATAATGACAAAATCATTTTATTTTATCAGTGTATGCTCTATTTAAAAACTAAGATCAATTATTAAGTAAATTTATTTATCTATTAATTGATTTAAAATATATCTACGAAAATTCGCAAATATTTTTTGAACTAAAACTCTGACTTTAATATGGGCTTTCTTTGAATGTTTATGTAAGATATTATTAGAAGAATAATATATTACTATCTGTTGGATTATTAAATCTAAATATTGAATTAGAATATTGAATATATTTAAACATTTAAGATATAAAAAGTTTATATCTTAAATCCCTAATAAAATGAGTTCTTCTGAATATAAACCCAAAAAATTAGACCAAAATAAGAAAAATAATTTTAGAAATTCAAATAAGTCTAAAAATAAAATAATGGATGGAAAAAAATATGATTTTACTACTGATCAACAAAGTTTTCCATCTTTACCAATACCAGAAACAAAATCCGAAACAAAATCCGAAACAAAACCATACATAATACCTGAAACAAAATGGTGCGATATTATTAAAAATTCGAAACAAACAACTACTAAACAAACAACTGAATTAAATACTGCATCAAATACTGAATTAAATACTGAATTAAATACTGCATCAAATACTGCATCAAATACTGAATCAAATACTGAATTAAATACTGAATTAAATACTGAATTAAATACTGCATCAAATAACCAAAAAGAGATAGA